AGGAAGAGATTTGAAGTTACCTCCGTTACAACTGCGGGTGGAATAACCCAACAAACAATTGAAGGTAATTTTCAAGTATTTACTCGTAATAGTAATACTGATGGTAATGGTGCGGTATTACTACGTAAAAATTTAAAATATATTACCAACGTACCATTATCCGATGATAAAACAGTATATCCCGATGTTGGTATGGCTGTAACATCTGATTTGAATTTTGGAAGTGTATTTCAACAATTAGGTCAAGGTTTAGGGTTAGGTAATCTTGAACGTGTTGCTTTGGAGTCAGAATTAGATACATCCGATGAAAACATTGAAAAATTTGTTTATAGATTCCAACCTGGTTTTGACGCTCCCGACTATAAAAGTACACAATTTATTTACCCAGCAGTAGCTATTTCATCACACAATGGATTTCATGATGCTGATGGACATATAGAGTGTGGACGATTTGGCGGTAATAAGGTTAGACGTGCTAATGTAGGTCCAGGCTTTGAACTCGCTGAATCATTTATGAATAAAAGACTTGGTTCATTTGGTCTTACTCAATGGGTAAGTCCATATGCGGGGAGAGATGGAAAATGGAGTAATGCTTTTGGCAACACTTCAAGTAAAGGAGAATGGTTTACACTGATTACCGATTATTTTGATCCAAATCCAACTATTCCAGCTACCGATCGTTTTACATTACGCCCATATCAATTTGGTGAAATATTGATGGCTAAACTTCAAATCAATGATTTGATGGCATCTGATTTCTTTTTTCTAATCCATCAACCACTTGATAAAGGTATGGAAGATTATGATCCATCAACATTTGATTCTCTTCCTAATTTTGGTTTACCAGCAAGAGTATTTGCTCAAACTCAAACGGTGAGTGGCGTAGTATTAGGAGCGGGTCATACAATATCTATATGTGCTGTTGAGCGTGGGGGAAGCTTTCTTGGAAATCAAGTAAAAGATATTGATACTGGTACTGTTGATCAAGAGGCAGATAGAATAGATCTTGATCCCGATAGTTATTATAGACCAAGACTTGTAGTTTTGGCTACTGGTGATAAATTAGCCAATGATTTATTCGGCGTTCCGTATTCGGGGTATTTGGATTGTACCAATATCCCCGAGCCAAGGGATGATGAAGAAACCCAAGCACTACGATTTATGAATATTGAATATGGTGATTTGGAGGATTTCGTTCTTGAAAATGGATTTTTCCCTTGTTTTGATGATATTGTATCACCATTTGATGATGGCAATTGCTTGGAAGGTTTAGAGATTATGAATTCAGCATATAGAATCAAATTTTTTAGACCTAATCACAATCATTCTTCCGATCCTGGTAATACATTCCCAAACTTGGTACAAATAACGGCTTGTAGAAAACATGCTTCCTGGTTGGATTTATCAGCTACGCCAGATCCAAGACAACCCGTTATTGGTCGTATTAATCAAGCAACCTATCCATTACAATTCAAAGTAGGATTGACTCGTCAAGATGATGAATGTAGAAATGTGAAATATGTTCCAGTAGCTACTTCAAAAAATTGCTATGATTTAATCAAGGAAAGAGCATTAAGTGAATATAATATTAGTGAATATTTAGCAGCAAATCAACCTCTTCCCAATAAATTATTGAATGCGGGTTGGTGTAATTGGACAACACCAGTAACAAACTATTATCCTATATTTTCACGTGATGGAACTCCTTTTATTCCAGAAAATCGCCATCCAACAGATAATGGAGTAGATTCATTTACTTCTGGTGCTGGTGCTTTTACCACTACCACAAAAGCGGTTAGGGGAAATGTAATGATAATTTTAGGTGGAAATGTTAAGAATCCTGGTTTGAATACAATTGACACCAATCCTTACAATCCATATACTGGACTAAATCCATTCCTTTCACCAAATATTGTAAATAAAATGTATTTTGATATTAAAAAACCATTTGGAAATTATAATAAAGATGATTCACCATTACAAAAACCACCAATTGATCCAGATGATCCAGAACCAGAAGGAGCATATTTTGTAATACCAGCTACTCTTGGAAGCGGAGCTGTTGGAGCAAATCCTGGATTTACCAGATTTTCCAATAGTTACGATTTGACTACTGGATATACAACTCCATATCCCAGAGGTATGTATGTACACTTATTGGATTTACCAAATTTTTCCGTTATGGGTTCAGTATCCGAGGTAAACAGTAAAATGATTGGATTAATTAATGATTACGATAGAATGTATACATCTACCGAAGGATTGCCAATTCAAGGATTGAGTCTTCAATCTTCCCAAAAATTCCCAATATATGTAGATTTGAGAAATCCACAAGAATATAAATTGAGTTCTCTACATATTAAAATCACCGATAGATATAATAATTTAGTAAGTAATCTTACCAATGTTCAGTTGATTTTACACATACGTGAAAAACCTCCAATCCAAGGTGAACCAACATATTTAGGTCGTTAAGATAATTTTTATTTTTATTAGAAAAAATATATAATAAAAATAAAATATGTTAGATAATTATATGGATAGATTACCAAAATTGCCAGAAACTCCTGCTGTTGTGCCTGAACCTGTCCCAGTACCAAAAGAAGAAATATTTGTAACAAAAGATACAGCACCCGCGGTTGATGCTACGGCTTTACCAACACCTGAAAGCGAACCCAAACCCGAAAAAAAGAAAAGACAGATGACTTCAAAGCAATTAGAACATCTCCAAAGGATGCGTGAAAAAGCATCAGCTACACGTCAAGCAAAATTAGCTGAAAAGATGCCTAACCAAACTGTTCCTCCAACAGCACCAGTTGCCACTCCAACCCAAGTCCCTTTTGACATACAGAATCAGACACCTCCTCCAAGTCCTCCTCATCATGCTCAACCATTACCTCGTCCATCAGCTCCCGTTCCCGCTCCTCAACCCCAATATATTTATCATATGCAACAACCCGATATGAATAATTATGTGCGAAGGGAAGATATGGAAAAAATTGTAGCCAATGCTTTGGATACCCAGCATAAGAAGATAATGGCAGAAGCACAACGTATCCGCCAAGAGGCACAAGCCAAGAAAGAAGCCGAGGATAAAGAAGCCAAACAAAAGGCTGTAATGAATTCATTAATTAGACCAAATGTTAAAAAAAATAAGTTTTATTAATTTATCCGTATAATTATATAGATGGAAAAAGTCCCAAAGATATTACAAGTTAAACCACCAGAGGGAACAATTGATGTCAATGAAGGTCTACACCCACATCTTCCTAAACAACCAGTATTAGTAACAATATATGGTCAATATAAATCTGGAAAAAGCAATTTAATTTCTAATCTTATATTGAATGATGATTTTTATCGTGGACGAATGGATAGAGTTGTACTAATATCACCCACAGCTTTGAATGATGATTCTATGAGATTTTTAGTTGAAGATGAAAAAATTGATGTGGTGAATGAATATTCCGATGATTATTTGAATGCTTTATTGGAATTTCAATTGGAACAACCAAAAGAATATCGTGATAGAATTATGCTAATTGCTGATGATGCCTTACAATACATAAAACCACGTGGAAAAAATAGTGGATTAACTCATTTAGCTACGAAATTCCGACACTATAATATTGGTTTATTTATTGTAGTTAGCCAATATTACAAAGCATTACCACCCATGATTAGATCAAATTCTGGTAGTATTATAGTTATGAGAATTCCAAACACCAAAGTGTTGAAAGATATGGCAGAAGAATTAGATGGATTTCTTAATGGTAATTTTATGAAATTATATGTTAAGGCAGTATTAAGTGAACCATATTCTTTTATGCATATAGATATGAGGGAAAATCCTCCAATAGCTTATGAACGATTTGAGCGACCTTTATATAGGGGAAGATGGTTGGTTGATGAACCCGCAGATGTTGATATTAATAATTTATTGAGATCCGAGCAAGATATGGATCAGTCATTAATATCCAAACCCAACGCGGAAAAACCATTATCAGAAAAAAAATCAGTAAAGAAAAATGTAAAGTTATAGTATATCATGACAACTGTTGAACAAATCCCTGGTTTAGGAAATGGTAAGCAAAATGTTATAATTCCACCTTCAAATAATCCATCATCTAACTCATACTCGTTTGAGGGAAATAACTTGGTTCAGTTTCAGATACCTAATTCCATGGTGCTTCTTAATCCCTCTACGATCCGAATAAGTGGTTCTCTCCGATTTGTTAACAATGCGGGTATGACACAAGGAGCAGCGGGAGATTGGGCATCAATTTTTCAAGATCCTTATCTTGGTATAAATACAGTATTTAGAACAGTAGAATTTTCGTCAACTGGTGGTAATCGTCAAAGTATTGAGAAAATTCAGAATTATCCACAAATGTTACAATGTATTCTTCCCGCATTGAATAATACCAGTGATTATTTGAGTTCAATGCAGAGTGGAAATCTTGCTTCCCAGAATATTGAATATGGATCTCAATACGTAATGCAAAATGCTTCATTTTATAACGGTGCTGGTGATGGAAAAGCATTTGGAATACGATTTAGCACACCTCTATATACTGGACTTACTATGGCTTCTGGTCAAAAGCTACCCCTTGCCCATCTCAATGGTTTGACGGTAACTCTTGAATTAGCCAGTAATACAGCAGTATTTGTATCAAACGAAGCCGATGCCACACTAATCCCAAATATTAAATATGAATTATTTGATCTCAAATTAGAATGTGAATTATATCAGCCAACAGCACCTGAACGTGAAGCTCTTATGTCTCAAAAGAATGGAACACTCATGTGCAATACATTTACCAGTTTATTTTCAGTACTACAATCTGCTAATAATAATAGTCAATTTAATTTAGGCATAAAAGAATTGATTTCTGTATTTTTTAAATTTATTCCAACGAAAGCGGTGAATAATCTTTCCCTTAATGAATATCAGTCTACACGACTTATGAATTCAGCTGATAGTCTTCAACAGATTATCAAGGCACGGTTTATGCGGAGCGGAACTGAATTTCCACTTATGTTCCCAATAAATGTAGTTGGTAATTCCAATGAAGCAGAATTAAATAAATATTATTTACAAGCACTCAAAAATGTTAATGTAAGACGTGATCCAAAAGTATCAGTATCCAATCAAACTAATGATCCACGTTTTGCGATTGGTTCTAATGGATTTAAATTTGAAACAGCATCCCAGATTACTGCTTTTAATAAGTCAAATGTAGTATATGGAGTTGGATACGATTATTTCTCGTCTATGTCTGGTGCTAATTTTGATGGAAAGCCATTGACGCTAAATATTGAGAGCAATCTTTCCGATGGTAATACCAATGCTATGTACGTTTTTGTTCTTGCTAAAACTATGATTGCTTTCAGCGATGCGGGAGTTCAAGTAATGAATTAAGAAAAAATAATTAGAAGACATATTATAAAAAAATAAAAGTTTCCTAATATATAGAATGGATAGTCTTCCCGAGGAATTACGTTTTCAACCAATGTCAACTCCACATTCAGCAACCTTGCTTAATATTAAAACTCAACCAGTATCGTTTCTTGCTGATAATTTAGTAAGATTTCAAGTTCCCAGTTCTGGAATCCTTAATTCTGGAAGTGCTTACATAGAATTTGCGGTTGCTCCAAACTTTGTAGGAGCGGGTTTCCCACTTGCTGTTGGTAGTCATGCAGTTATTTCCAGAGCCAGATTGATGACACAAGGTGGAAGAATATTAGCTGATCAACGTGATTTTAACCTAAAACAAGTATGTGAAAAACCATTTAGAACTGCTGAATATTCACGATTTGTAGCACCATATCTTGATGGCAGTTTCTTTTCATTTACTATTAATGAAACTGGTACTGTTGATGGTGCTGGAACATCACTCCAAGAAAAACTAATTGTTGCGGGTGTTCCCGAAGAAATCCAAGCTGATGGTTCAAGGCAAGGAATTAATGATTCTATGTTGTGGTCAAGACCCCAAGTCATCACACCATACAAAGGTCAAGAAACTGGTCACCTCCAACAGTTTAGGGTAACACTAACCGAACTGTTCCCTATGCTTTACTCACATCAGCTACCCGTAAGTATCATGGAAACACTATATATTGAATTAGAATGGCGTAAAGATAATGCTCGTGGTGCTGTATTCTGTGCTACCGCTAATCAAGGTGCTGCTTTTGTACCCATAGCACCCGCAACAACAGATGCACGTAATTACGTTGCGGGTAACGGGGTTACAGAAAATGGTCTATTTTTGATTACTGATCATATTATATTTGATAATCCAGAAGTTCAAGCACGTATTGAAGCCCATGCGGAACAGCATGGTGGTATTGCTTTCCCATTTCAAGATTATGAACTTTCACTTCTATCTGTTACTGCTCCTGATATGGGAGCGGGTACTCAAACCACATATGAAACCAGTCGTGAATTGGGTGCTAATGAATATAAACTATGTAGTATTAAAACGATAGAACAATCCACAGATCTTACTGGATTTGGTACACCAAATATATTTGGATTTTATCATAGTACTACACCCCAACAATCTATCAAATCTATTAATTATTCTTTTAATGATATTAATCTATACCCAAACAACGATTCCCAACTACCTGTCCAATACGATAGAGTATCTGAAATATATGATCATACTGAATTATCCATCCCTCGTCCCGTATACGGCACTGAAATTTCACTTGCTCTTCAACCAATATTGGCTACAATGTTTTTCCAAGGTTCACCCATGACTGGCATTAGTAATGCAATGAATGTGCAAGGAGTTTATTT